TAAAATCAATTTGTGGTTCTGCTTGATAAATCTTTCCAACAGTTCCGATTAGTGGTCCAGCACCACCGGTTGTTCTTCTTTTAATTTGTATGACTGCCATAATATCCTCCTATTTTATAATCCATAATTCTGTTACTTCATGCGTTGATAACGCCGTTATAATTGAGATTGATGTTTCATGTCTGACCATCTCAGCTAAATACCAATTACCATTGTGTAAATAACCTACTCCAGTTAAGGGACCAAATGAAATAATTGAACTTGGAAACACACGCTCTACGATCCCATCGACACTAAGCATTAATAAAACTTCACCAGTCTCGTTTAGATTGAGATCAAAATAGTGTATCGCACCATTTCTATAGCTTCTTTCAACTCTTCTTGTTCCATTAGCTCTAATATTAGCTATCGTTTCATTTTTTGTTTCTGCTACAATGCTTTGTATACTTTTAACAACAAGTGCTTCTGTATTTTCAAGTATCGAAATAGCAACTAATGTTTTCTGATATTTTACTAAAGGTAGTTCAAAGACCCCTTGACCTTCTGAAATGTTGTCCTGTTGCAAGGAAGGTAGGGATGAGCCTTCTTTTAACTGCAAGGATGCACTCTCATCAAAGGTATTAACTATTAAGATCACATAACCATATTTATTGCCGTCTGGCTCTAAATTAATTGAAGTATTATTATCAATCTCAATAATTCTTCCATAAATAGAGACGAATCCATCATTAAATATAATTCTGTTATTAGAAAATGAATATGTACAACTGCTACCGATACCTTCTAAGACACCCGAATGTGATGACTGTAATGCCAGGTGTATTTTACTCGCTTGAAATGCTGTATTGTTTTGTCCACTAAATGTTAACTTCTTAATGCCCATTAAAACTCTCCTCCATCTATGTTTTCTGATCCTATGATTGTTGTATTGCTATTTGTTTTTTGCTCACTCACTTTATTAGCAAGTAGAGTCATCTTTTCAGTGAGCATACTTCTATACTCTCCTAAGGTTATTGTTGCAAACTTCATCGTGCCATGAAATCTGATACTTGTTACGATTGTTTTATAAATGTCTTTATGATGAATAAATTCAATATAGTCACCCACATCAAAATCTTTCATTGGAACTATTAACTGATTATCTAAAGTTAAATCAAATGAAATGTTGTGATCATACATTGAACTCTTCAATTCGTTTGATGCTTTGATATCAAGGTCATAATACTCTGCATCTGAATAAAGCATTGATTTAATACGCGTGATCTCATATCGGAGTTCATGAGTTGAATTGTCTGTGATTTCATTATTTTGCAATAAAAAAAACTCATATCTATGCCGATATTGAGTGTTCTCTTCTTTGGGTATGAATACCACCTTATTAATGGATTGATTACTATTTCTTTGAATGGAAAGATTGCCAATAAAATGCTCATTATATTTGATAGTTTTTGTGATTAAACTATCACTTATCAGTAATTCTATACCAACGATCCTACCTCTTAGATAACTGTAATTATATGTAATCTTTAGATTATAGTTTTTTGATAGATCCTGAATCAAGCTAGGTATTTTCACGAGTTGATCTTTATCAAAAGTAAGATTGCCTACTTTAGTTGAAGTATTTCTAACAGTTAAGTAGGGTAGAGATTGGAAATAATCCGTGCAATAAATGAAATTAGTTTCAATCTGTTCTCTCAAGTAATCTCCAACATTACCAGTATAAGAATTAACGATAGTTTCTAATGCAAATACATTTAAAAATTCTAATGTGCCCAGTTTGATGATGCCTTTCTTCTCTATATCAATTGAATCAATAATTCCAAGATATTCTATATCGCTTTGTTTGATGGTTATTAAATCTCCCACTCTTGCATTAATTACATCCTTAGCTATGATGAATGTACTGATTTTTGAAACCACGATATCTAAGTTAATATCAAAATCTTTATCTGTAAAGAAATAATCCTTTGCTTGTAGGCTATGACGATCAAGTATGATAACTTCCATTAGCTTGTCACATAACTCTCAACAAAAATGATATGACAAGTTGCAAGACTTAAGACGCCAGGATCAAATACGACTTTAGTTTTTCCTACAGGTAAATATAAAAAATTATCTCTTTTGAAATCTTGAAGCTCGTAGATGTTAGTTATTGTCTGATTTTCATGTTTTTCTATTCTCTGTTGATTAGGCCTTGAATCAATCACAATCTTATGAAGCTCATTATCTGTTTCTAAAAACACACGACAAGAAGATATGAGGACGTCATCTTGATATAAATATACAATTGGATCTTTAACTGCACCATTGATTTGAATAAGTGTTGGTGCTGGTTTATATCCTTTATTTTCCAACTCAATACTACCTTGATTGGAATCACTAAATGAAAAAGGGAAGCTATGCGGATACACTTTTCCAAGATCGTCAGTATTTAACTCAATCACATTGGTGAAATCTTCTAACCACAGACTCATCTTTTCGAGTTTTAAATCACAAATTAAAGTACTACTTTTTAAATCTGTTTTAGGTAGTTCAGCGATTTGTACATAGCAGTATCTCGTGCTTGCATCGGTAGATAAGAACAACATCAAAGTTTCACTTTTAAATAGATAGTCACTAAACTTTTTAAATCCCTTATAACCTCTCATAAATATCAATGTCAGATTGATTGAGGTTAATGGGATTTTATCTTCTATTTTCTTATAGTTATTAGCATACTCTATATACGTATTACTAACTAGAGCTCCTAATCCTGAAACATTGGTGATTAGTGTTTGATTGAAATCTGTAAATTCAAATATGTATCCATTTTCATTTTTTAGCCATAGTTTTCTAATCATATGTAGCTACCTCCCAATGCTTTGTTTATGGAATCAATATCAAAGGTTGGTGAGGTTGTATTGACTGTGATGTTATTAGTAGTTGCACTTGATGAATTGCTGCTTGTATTTGATATGCTGCTTGATCCTTTTAAATTAAATGTATCACTAAAGAATCCTCCAACCTTACCAAATAAACCACCCACTTTATCTGCAGCTTTGCCTGCAAAGTCACTTATACCACTTGTCACATTAGATGCAATGTTACTGATACCTTCAGTAACACTTCCAAATACATTTTTAATCTTACCGCCAAAGTCACCTATCTTAGATGGTAGGTCACCAATCCATTCAAATATTTTCTGAATGAACTCAATAATTTTTTGAACGACATTTAGAATAGGATCTAAGACTTTCTTTAAAACTTTAATTGCAGGAACGAGTACTGCTTGTAAGATCTGGCCAAGTACTGTAATCAGTGGTGCAAGCATACCTAAGATTTCTGCAAACATGCCGACTTGCATAATTAAAGGCATTAAAATGATATCTAAAATTGGAACTAATAAATCAACTAACATCACAACAAGATCAATGATCACATCAAGTACGGGTTGAAGTGCAAGCATTAATGCATCTACAATTGATAAAATTGGTGGTAAAAGTTGCATAAAGGTTTCCATCAGTCTACCAAGCAGTGCTTTAAACTCTTCACTCTGCATAAGTGCCATCGCTAAAATGGCAATTAGAGCGCCTATACCAAGTGTGGCGAAGTTTATACCTGCACCAGCAAAAAGCCCCGCAGAGCCAACTCCTTTGAGTGTCATGGCAACAATATTCAAGAGTGGTCCCACCTTACCGACAATAGAAAGGACTGGTCCGATTGCTGCGACTAGTCCAATCAGTGTTAATACTATTTTTTTCGTTCCTGAATCTAAATCGTTCCATTTAACAACCCAATCTTTAACAACTGGTATGATTTCATCTCTTACTTTAATGATTAATGCTTGTAAGATGGGCATCATGGTTGCAGCGATATCGACACCTAAACTTGATAAAGCTTGTTTTGTTCTGTCTAGTGCATCGGTAAACTCACCTGCTTGTGCTGCTTGTTCATTTGTGACAATCCCAAGATCTCTTGCTTCTTGTCTTAAATCTCTAATAGTAGATATTTCACTAGATAGAATAGGGATAAGTTCAGTTCCTATTTTTTCACCAAAGAATTTATTGGCTACACCAACTCTTAAAGCTTCATCTTCGACATTACTTAAAGCTTCACTTATAATATCAAATGCCTCATTAGCATTCTTACCTTTTAAATCATCAACAGATAATCCAATCAAATCAAGGCTATCTACAACTTTATCTGCATTTCCAGTTGCAATATCACCTAAGATACCATTAACTTTTATAAAGCCTTTATTGAGACTCTCATTGGATACGCCCATGATGGTTGCGACATGATTCCATTCCTGAAATGCTTCTGCTGTTAGACCAATCTTTTGTGCAGTATCTCCAATGGTATCTGCAGCATATGCAGTTTTTACTGCGAAGGCAGTTAGTGCTGTTGCTGCACCTACGAGAGGAAGAGTGACCGATTTTGTTAAGGTAGACCCAAGTTTACCAATCTTATCGAACTTTGCGTTACTTAATTCTTTAATCTTGTCATTGGTTTTCCCAAACTCATTATTGAGCTTTGATAACTCAGCTTCAGTATATTGGACATTACGTTTGAGCTTATTAAACTCTTCTGTACTCATATCACCAATTTGTACAGCTTTCTTAGCTTTTTCTAGTTCAAGATTTTGAGTGTCAAGTCGCTTCTTTGTTGTAGATAGGATGTCATTGAGTTTGTCTTGTTTAGATTTCCACAAGTCAAGGTTTGAACTATCATAACGAAGATTTGCATTAATCGCTTTTAGATCTTTATTCTGCTCTTTTAGATCCTTTTTAATATCTTTAAGTTCATTATCTAAGTCTTTACCATCAAGACTCAGTTTTATATTTAAGCCTTTTACAGTTTCAGCCACTTGAACTCACCTCCTATAACAAATAACTATCTATATCTTTTTGATTTGCTCTTCTGCTTGTTTGTTTTCCACTGATGACTTTCATTTCTAATCCTACAATTTCAAAGTAGGTTTCTAAATCAAAGTTCTTTGTATCTTCAATCGATAATCCTAAGTGTGCCAAGTTAAAAATAATATTTGCAGTGATATTCTCTTCATCAACACTATTTTGACTTGGCTGTTTGGGGTGTGCTTTTCTGAAATGTCCCTAACATGCCACCTATCATATTCGTAAGGTTTTCTAATTCCGTATGGTTACTTAGTAATGAGAAATCTAGAGACATTAAAAAGTCATTATAGGATTGCTTTGAAAAGGGGCGGTGTAGGATATATATAATTCTAAAGATCGTATCAATCACTGAGGATAGATCTTCTTCTTGTTTTGTGCCGGATTTCTCTAACTTCTTAATATCACTAAATAGTTCAGTTGAAAATACATTACGGTAATCAATAATCGTAAATAATGATGAATGAAGGCGATAATCTTTATCGCCTAGTTTAAGTGTTTTTTCCATGGCTTGCTCCTTAAATAAATGTTGGTAATGCCGGTGAAGTTGTTAGAAACGTACTATAATTCGTATCGCCCACACCCGCAATAACTCTTAAAATCAAGTTATCACCTGATTCAATCGGTCTTGCGGTGATACTAAGTTCAATTGAGTTTGCTTCAATAGAATCACCTTTAGATTTACTTGAATCACCTGATGGTGTTGCCGTACATAAGAAATACCATATACGTCTTGCTTTAACATCGCCTTGAATTTCATAACCCAAAGCGAATGTTTTAGTTTCTGCATTTAAGATTTCTACTAAATTGCCATTGGTATCTTCTAAGAAGCCAAAGATATCCTTTTTAAATGTTTCATCAATTTCTGTGAACTTTAAGGATACATTAGATCCTGAATTTGAAACTAGGGTTGCGATGACTTTATCATCTGCATAGACTTGTGAACTACCACCAATGGCCTCAGTTGTTATTTCTTGTGCACCTTCTAATCTTATAGGTGTTGCAAAACTCCAGCTGCCATCGGTTGCTTGTGTTGCAAGTGCATAATGCACATTGGTTAAACCAAATGTTACTTTATTACTCATACTTATAAAACCTCCATTTTTATTTCATAGACACGGTTTATAGAACCGTCTTCATTTTGATACTCACT